TTGAAGAAGGGTTAAACCACTCGTCTGCGTGATTATAATTCACCCAATCGCTTGCAAACTGCTGCTCAGCCCAATCGTCAGCACCAAAGAGCTTAGCAATACCGCCTGCGGTATAATCCCATATACCCTCAATGCCCGAAAGGAAGCCAAGACCTATTTTTTCGCCAAGATAGCCAAGACCGCCGAAGAAGCCTCCGTTGTTTTGAGAGGCTTGTTCTTCTGCTACGGTTGGAGCGATTTGCGGCACGGTCATTTGAGTAGGGGTAAGGCTATTAAGCCTTGCCCCGTAGGAAATTGCATCCGAATTACCGTTTATCAAATTTTGAAGTCGTGACATAGATGCCTCCTTTTACCCGACATACTTAGCATACATCTTATCAAGATACTCCTGGTAAGTATCGCATCCGGTTGATGATTTTCTTCCCGCCCACTCCGACCTTGTCATTATGTTTGCAAAGCCATCAGCGGCAGCTTCTTCATAGCTCGACCAGGCGGCGCCTGCTTTGTGCGTAGGCGTAGTTTCGGGTGTTACTGCTTGTGTGGAATCGATCTTTTCGCCATAAGGATCATCACCGTAATTATTGTGGATAGGTGTCCACTCTGTTACCCACTTGCTTTTCATATTTAGGAAGCCATATTCCACAACGTGCCGAACATACGCATAGGTAACGCCGTTATAACGCACGGTAGTGCCTTGCGCCGGGGTTCGTTCTTCATTTCCGGTGCTTATTCCGTTAAGCATAGCTATTGTTTCTGTGTCAGTAAATTCCGTAGAATCAGCCCAATAATTTGTGCCGTCAAAAGTGAAGGTTTGCCATTTTTGACCAGGCTTCATTTCGTTAGCCACATAACCGTTTTCAGAGGGCTTTTGTGTAGAGCCGAATTTGCTATACATATACTTTATAAGTGAGGAATGGTCGTTTGCTGAAATTTTACCAGCGTTTTTGTCCTTTGTGAGATTTGTAATAATGGTGTCGATATTTGCGGCATCCACCGTAGCAAGATCCTTTACCCAAGAATCGTAATATGCCGTTTGGTAGGTGTCTTTATCAATCTTGCCCGAGCCGTACAGTTCGTCTGCTCTTGCAGTAGCTCCCGAAGTATCGCCAGAGGAGATAAGGTCCTTGATTTCCTTAACACGAGCATCGGCAAGCTCTTTTTTCAGGATGTCGGCATCATCGGGAGTGAGGGCTTTTTCTGTTACCGCACGATCAAGATCAGCCTCGGAATAGCTATCGGAATCGTATTTAATAGCGCTGGAAATACTCTGATAATTCTGATAGGAAGTTGCCTTGAGATTATCTTCTTCCTCTTTGGCTTTCGCTGCTTCTTCCTCCTCAACCGCAGTGTTATAATCTCCAAGAGCAGTATGGAGCATCTGCTTTTGAGTATCGCTAAATTCCAGCTCGCTTGCGATAGTATCAAGCTGCTCAGTGGTATAACTGCCTGTACCGGCTTTATCGAGGAAATAGTAGAACATTTCATCTCTATACTGTGCAACCGCCTGCTCGTTGGTAAGCAAGCCCTCTTTAAGTGCCTGCTCAGCTCTATGCTTCGCCTCTGCCGTTGCGGCATTAGCATCCGCGATAGCAAGATCTGCCTGAAGGTTAGCATCCGCAACGTTCTCAGCATAAGAAGCATCAGCCTCGCCAATAGCCGCGTTATAGGTTGTGTCAGCCTTAAATTTGGTGTCGGTGTTTTCACGGTTGGCGGCATAATCAGCCTCGATTTTCCAAAGGTTAGCCTCACGCAGAGCTGCTTCGTAGGTTGCGTTGACCTCGCCTACCTGCTCACTGTAATTAAGCTCAGCCTCTTTAACGTTTGCGGCGTAGGTAGTATCCGCATTCATCTTTTTATCATCTTCAGCATAGCGTGCGGCTCTCTTTGTAGCCTCTGCACCGGCGTTCACTGCCTGGACCTCGCTTCTCTGCGCCGCATAAGCCTGCGCGTTAAGGTAATCACTGTAACCGCCGCCTGTAAGCCCCATAGAAGCAAGAGCCTCGGCATTTGCGCCGTAGGTAGCCTTGTTTTGCTCGTAAGATGTATTTGCATCTACGATACCTCTCTGCCTAACGATTTCAGCCTGCTCGTACTCGCGCACTCTCGCGGCTTCCGCTGCCTGATAAATTTGATCTCTCGTTTCAGCGGCAAGAGAAAGGAGCGTTGCTCGTACATCCTCTGCAAGCGCAAGACCTGTTTCCTTCGATGCGTTGATACTGTCAAGAAGATACTTGTACTGCTCCTCATTGAAGCCAAGCGTTTCCATAAGCGCCTTATCGGCATAGGTGTAGGTGGTTTCCTTCTGCGTTTCTGCGTTTTCGTAAGCAGTATCTCTGATATTGCCTGCGTTTTCAATGGTCGTATCTCTGATGCCGTTAATATCTTCTACGAGCTGCGCATTCTGCTGATCCTGATAAACGATCTCGTCATTATAAATATCCCTGAGTGATTCAGGCACTTCGTCTTTGAGATAGTCGTAATATGTACCCGCTTCCTCGGTAGTGGGATTTGCCGGGGGAGAGGTCGTAGGCGGAGTAGTAGTAGGCGTAGAGCTTTCTGTGCTTGTCGGTGTAGTCGAGGGCGCAGATCCCGCATTTCCGCTATACGAAAGGTCTGTTGCGGGTGCTTCAACCTTTGGAACATCGGGAGAAGTTGATACAACCCCTTCGTTATTCCCGCTGTTGTATGCTCCATCGGCATACGCCGTAGCGTTGTAGCTATTTGCGGCATACGAGGTAGGATCAGGAAGCTGCACGGTGTTGCCATCTCCGTAAAGAACAGGCGTAGGAGAGGCATTTGCGCCGCCATTTACTACGAGATTTAGATTTCCGCCCTGAAACGAGTAGGAAGGAGGGGTTACAGGCGAAGGAACGCCACCTCCGTCATAAAGGCTTACCTGCGTATGATTTTTATTATTAGGGTTGAGTATTGCCATTGTTCTTAGCCTCCTTCAAGGATTTAATTGTGCGGAGAAGCTTATTCTCGTAACCGGCTCTGTTCTTCACATCCTCGGTGAGCCTTGCAATCTTATCCTTGTAGCCTGCAATCTCGTTTTGACGGGCAATTTCCGCCTTAATGCGCTCAACGTTATCGTTAGCCCAGGGATAGTGCGCCTTCTCCATATTCTGCCAAAAGATGAGCTGGGTTTGAGGAAGCGCAGGATCTCCGTATGCTCCGCTTTGGAAGTTCTGCCTGTTCTCCTGCCATAAAAGCTCTCTTGATTTCTCAATATCTATGGTCGCATCGGTGCGGAACAGATACTGATCGTTGTAGTAATACTCGCCAGCCTCATCCCTCTCGATGAAGTCATAGCGGTTAAAGAGATAATTTTGCAGGTTGCCCTGCGCATCTCTGTATGTAGCGGGGCGCGGCTCGTCTGCGTATGCAAGGTAGTATTGGAAGATGATCTGATCTATCTCGGCATACGCGGCATTTTTCATCTGCCGCTTGGAATCCAAACGACCTGCCGCCTGCTGAATTTGAAGCTGCTTAGCTCTACCACTCTGCGCGGAGCTATCATACTGCCCCTGGTAACTGTCAGTGATACCGAGGATGCGCTTTGCGTGGTCGTAAATACGATCTGCTTCTGCAATATCCTTTGAAATATCCACCGACAGATCAAGTCTGCCGTACTGCGCGTAGGTGTTAGGGTTAGCCTTAAATACCTTTTGGAAGATGGAATTATCCATATCTCCCGCAAAGTCCTCGGGCACGATAGGATAAACACCGCTTCCGAGGGTTTTCTGAAGGATGCGGCTCTCAATCTTGTTTACTGCCTGCTGCTGAGGTCTGATAAACTCGCAATCGCTCTGACCGAGCAGCGAATCCTCCTCAGAGGTATTCTTGCGAATAACAACCGGGAGAATGTTAGGTGTATAGAAGGGGAGCTTTGTTTTCTCCATCTTAGGCACTTGCACGTCAACCATAAGGGGAGCGAAGCCGCCGCCTGCATCTTCAAGAGCCATACTTCCGTCAGCCTCAAGCACCTGCTGCTTCTGCGTTTCAAAGACAATTTGACCGTCCTTAATAACCTCGCTCATAGCGGGAATGATATTGCCATCGGATTGAACAATATCCCTCTCCAGCTCCTCATAATCCTCGTTCTGAAGCTCGTAGAAGCTATCCTTTGCGTTCTCGCAGGTACAAAGCTCCTCGCGCTTGCCGCAGTGCTTACAGATGCGGCGCTTGCGTGCGTAGTAGTCCTCAATATCAAGCAGCTCGGTTTCGCCACTCCATACGTACTCGCAAACCTTATCCTCTGCATTTTTGTAGTAGCACACGTAGAGGGTTGCGGTCTTATCATCTGCGTTTTCCTCGCTCTCGGCATCGTCTGCAACCTCAAGAGATACGCCGTACTTGCGCACTATATCCTCTTTGGTCGTTTCAAAGGTTATGAAGCAATACTCCATATCCTTGACCTCGTAAATATTGGGCTGCCCTACAAAGCGCGTAGGTGAGAGGCAGGAGATCTTTACATCTCCTACGGTGTTATGCGTTCTGATGGAATTATCCCACTCAATGAGCCATACCGAGCCGCCATAAATGTAGGAAAGGCGCTCATCCATATCGTTCATCTTCTCAAACGCCAGCTCATCTCTCTTGTTGCGCAAGAGGGTTTCTACGCTCTTTGCGTTGCGCTCGTTGCGCTCGCTCTGCATCTTAGGAGAAGTGCAAGGGTTAGGGATATACGTTGTTACCTGGCTTTCAATAAGCTCGTAGGTGATATTCCATACGTGAGAGGCTTCTACATCAGAGCCGTCAATCTTAGGGCTTCCTTTGTACTGCTCAGCGTGCTGCGCAAGCTTAGCAAACAACGCCTCAAGCGAGGATCGGGCTTCTTGGTAGAGGTCCTGGAAAAAGGAGAGCTTTGTGCCTCCGTTTAATTCGATTCTCATATATCGGGTAAACCTCCGTATTTTTGTATAAGTCTATTTCGCTCCTCGTCTGTTCTCGCGTTACGCCAATCCTCAAGCCAATCCTGGCGGTATTTCACGCGCTTGGAGGAAGTGGATCGTGCCGGGGATACCCAATAGATCGCAAAGTAACGCAGCGCATCAGGAGAGTGTGTAATCTCGTGAGGCTCGTTGAGCGTGTCTGTCGGGTGTTTTGGATCTCGCAACAGTTCGGGGAGATGCTTAATAAGTTTTGTGCAGTTCGGGAAGATATGAAGGCGGCACTCGCCATTCTTATCCACGCGCAGAAGCTCCTTGATAGCAAGCCATCCTGCCTCTCTGTCATTGTTAGACTTGGTAAGGGATAGTCCTGCCTCATAAAAGAGAGTTGCCTTGCTCTTGCCCGTTTCCTGCGACCTATTCCATAGGTCAGGGGGCGCGAGGGTGAGATAGATCTTCTCATCCTTCGGGGTAAATCTATTTATAGCCTCTGCCGCCGCGCCAATAGGCAGGTCAGGCTCGCAATACTCTCGGTACACATAGCACTTATTATTGTTATCTACGGCAATCCAATAGGCTGCAAGCATATCTAAGCCGTAGTCGATAGCAATATAGCGCCGCCATTCCTTTGGTATCTCAAAAGGAGCACAAACGTGTGTATCCCGGTTAAACTCCTCAAAATACTGCCCCTCAAAAATATCCCAATCGCCATAAAGGAGCGCCCGCTTTTCTCTATCGGGCAGGGCTTCAAGCCTGCGCTGATAGTCGGGATCGCTCGTCATAAGGAAGGTATTATCTGTCAGCAGTGAGGGGATAAAGATCCTGCTCATACCGTCAGAGCCTCTAAACTCTGTATTTGGTGGAGAGGGATCTACAAATCTATTCTTCACCCAGCTATGACCTACGCCGCCCGGGTTGGTGGAGCTTTTTATTTGCTTCGGGAAGCCGTTAGAGCCTCTTACACGGGAGATAAGGTACACGTATTGCATCTCTGTAAAGTGCGTAAGCTCGTCAAAGCGGATAACGTCATACTCGGCGCTCTGATATTGGTAAACATCGTTCTCGGTGGCACAGTAGCCAAAATCAAGCACTGAGCCGTTGGAGAATTTGCCTGTATGGGATGAGGAATTGTAGGTGAATACTTTGCGAGGATACCAGGAGAGCACTGTTCTGATAAGGGATTTATCAAGCTCCGCAAATGTTCTACGGAGCAGAAGCTGCTTTGAGCCAGGGTATTTGAGCGCAAACAGAAAAGCATCCACTGTTTGCCCGTAAGACTTGCCGCCGCCTGCTGCGCCGCCAAATAATACCTCGGAGGCAGTAGCAGCGAGGAAAAGCTTTTGCTTCCTCGTAACGTCAATGCTTACATTTACACCTGCCATTTAGTTGACCTCGCGTATATTGACAGTAATTGCAGCGTTCTCTCCGCCCTCTACCTTCTGCTCAATCTTCTCGCTCATACCGTGATTATTGATGAGCAGGAATTTCACGAGAGAAGCATTGTACCTCTCAACTAAGCCGTTCTGCACAAGCTTGGTCTTTTGAATTGCCTTCGCCTGCGCGTATGTGGCGGCAAATCGGGGGTACTTTTCCTCATTTGTGGTCCATTCGTAAACTGTGCGTATCGCAAGATGGTTTTTTACCGCCCATTCCTCGATTGTAGGCAGCTTTTCACAAGTCAGGAAGTATAGCAAGAGAGAATCCGCATACTCGGGCTTGTACTTTTTGCGTAGTGTGTTACCGGGCTGAAATCTCGTTTCTATCCCGATCTCGTTTCCTTCTTTGAATTTGGTGTCGGTTTTGCTCATTTGCTTTGTACTCCTTTCCTTGCAAAACAAAAGAGCCGCGACATTCCATTTTGGAACGTTGTGGCTCTGACCTCATAGGGTATATGGCACATTATCTGTATCATATTTTACCATAGTTTTAGGTGTGATTTGTCGCTATTTATCTTGGATTTTTATGTAGCGGCTTTGCTTAGTATAGATATATACTAATAGTTAATAACTATTAAAATACTCAATAATAGTTTAGGGAATAGCTTTTATAGTTTATATAAGGCTCATTGTTACGGCTATATCGTGTACGAGCTTTCGCCTGCGCCGATAGTATGCGTTCTTCTCCATTATCACGGAGCACCCGGACCTGTAATAGCCTCTGCCTTCGGCTATATCGCTTATGATCTCTTTGCGTATCCCAGGCTCTATATCCTCCAGCGCCTTATCTACGATGGCGTTTAGCTCGATGCTCTTTTCAAGGACCGCGCCTGTTACGGTAGAGTATTTAATTATCTTCTCGCGCCTATCGTAGTCAGCGCAGATGGAGTTTACGATCTTTACAACCGTTGAAGGTATCTCCCACTTGAAATATATTCTTTGCCTCGCCATCGTTTTTGCCTCCTATTCCTTGTCGCTCGATACGAGCTGATTATATCTGATGATCCAGGACAGATGCACCGGGTTTCCTGTTGCCAACCTCAGCGCAATTCTGTGCGAGAGGGAAGCCAGCTCTTTACTTTCAAGCTTGCCGCCGTTTGCACCCTGGTAGCGCGTAGGCTTGCTTAGCTTGCCGCTGGGGCTTGTTACCTGGTTGCAGATCTCGCATAGGGGCGTATTTACATTCAGGCAGTTTGCGCAATCGTATGGGCGCACTGTTTCATTCCTCGGCATTTTTCTTTGCTCCTAACTTATTATATTTTTCTATCAGCCTTATGGCATCCGCAGCGGTGTAGCATACGGCAGTAGCATATCCCTCTCCCTTGAGAGTATTGAGCCACTGTATCTGATCCTTTGTAGG